TGGCTATCCAAATAGGAAGTACTCACCAATCCTCCAGGAAGTACAGCACTGGTAGCCGATGATAGGTATCCAGCAGTTCCAAGACCAATTACAGTCGATGTGAGTTGGCTATCTAAATAGGATGTACTTACTAATCCACCAATATTTACACTACCGCCAGGTGTATAACCGATGATTGTTGACACATTTAGGATTCCAACACTGAGATAGGGAATTACTGTATTGGGCAATGTTAAGTATCCAGATCCAACTTCAAACGTGATACTACTGGTCATAAGGCTCTCAAAGGATGCATTCACTGCACTTAAATTTCCTTGAATAGTAAGATTTCCAATTGGATTGATAGAGCCTAGTGGTATACTTTGACTTCCATACACAGTATAAGGTAACGTTCCAGTAATATTGGCTCCTGTTATATTCTGTATATAGGTTCCGTCACCATAGAAACTTGTTTGTCCAGTTACACCAATTGTTTTAGCTTCCACAATTATAGAACTAAGTGTTTTTGCAATAATTGAACTTGCAAATACTTGACCAGAAGAGATTGTATTTACTTGTATATAGTCAAATTGTGTAGATGATAAATATCCGACAGTACCAAGGCCTATCACAGTCGACGTTAATTGTGCGTTAAAAAAGGATGTACTAACTAAACCTGCTAAATTAGCCGTGCTCACTAATCCTCCTGGAATGACAACAGTGACAGTACCACTTGAAAGATATCCTGCTGTACCAAGGCCTATTACAGTGGACGTTAATTGTGCGTCAAAAAAGGATGTACTAACTAAACCTACTAAATTAGCCGTGCTTACCAATCCTCCAGGTATAATTGCAGTAGTAGCAGAAGATAGATAGCCAGCAGTTCCAAGGCCAATCACAGTGGATGTTAATTGTGTATCAAAAAAGGATGTACTAACTAAACCTGCTAAATTAGCCGTGCTCACTAATCCTCCTGGAATGACAGCAGTGACAGTACCACTTGAAAGATAACCTGCTGTACCAAGGCCTATCACAGTCGACGTTAATTTTGCATCAAAAAAGGATGTGCTCACTAAGCCTGCTAAGTTAGCCGTGCTCACCAATCCTCCAGGAAGTACCGTTGTTCCCGTGGCACTTGAAAGATATCCTGCGGTGCCAAGACCAATCACCGTTGATGTTAATTGTGCGTCAAAAAAGGATGTGCTCACTAAGCCTGCTAAGTTAGCCGTGCTCACCAAGCCTGTTAAGTTAGCCGTGCTCACCAAGCCTGCTAAGTTAGCCGTGCTCACCAATCCTCCAGGAAGTACCGCTGTTCCCGTGGCACTTGAAAGATAACCAGCCGTACCAAGACCAATAACCGTTGATGTAAGTTGACTATCAAGATATGATGTACTAACAAGATTTTTCAGATTTGCCGCATTAAGATCTCCTGTAATGGTTAGATTTCCAACTGGATTAATGGATCCAAGTGGAATTGTCTGGCTTCCATACACTGTGTAGGGTAATGTTCCAGTAATATTCGCTGCTGCCAGATTTTGCAAATAGTTTCCATCACCATAAAATACTGTATTTCCTGGAACACCAATCACCGCCGCCTCAATCGTAACTGAACTCACTGTTTTTGCGATTATTGATGATGCAAAGACTTGGCCAGCAGAGAGTGTATTAGTAAATAATAGATTATACCGATTTGTCGATAAAGTCGTTGATAGATATCCTGCAGTTCCTAAGCCAATTACTGTTGATGTAAGTTGTGTAGTAAAGTAGGATGTACTTACAATGCCTGCGCCACTTGATAGATACCCTACTGTACCTAATCCAATAACAGTTGAAGTGAGATTTGCAGGTGTTACACCTCCTGGTCCACTTTGAATTTGTTGGTAGAGCCCATAGGATGTACTGAGAAGTTGTGATGTACTTACATAACCAGTTGTACCCAATCCAATTACAGTCGATGTAAGAACGGCAGGTGTTACTGCTGAGCCAGGCGAATTCTGAATTTCTTGATAGAGTCCGTACGATGTACTCAGAAGTTGTGATGTACTTACATAGCCTGCTGTACCTAAGCCTACAACTGTTGAACCAATCTGTCCTGCTAGATAATTTGTACTGACAAGTCCATTCAGATTTGCAGTAGATACAAGTCCACCGAGATTTGCACTCGATATAAGTCCACTCAGATTCGCCGTCGATATAAATCCCCCAAGGCTGGGAATACTTGATAAATATCCTGCAGTACCTAAACCTACAACAGTTGAGCCAAGTTGCCTAGCAAGATAGGATGTACTTACAAGTCCTGCAAGATTCGCACTACTAACTAAACCTGAAAGTCTGACACTTGAAAGATATCCTGCTGTACCAAGCCCAATCACAGTTGAGGTAATGTTAGCCTGTGTAATTGTGCCTTGATTTGTTCCTTGAATTGTCGAGCCATTCAGATAAAGAGTTCCTGAACTGACTGTAAGAAACCCAATTCCATGTGTGCTTGAGTCAATAAAATTAAGACTTGAAAGAAAAACATTTCCAGCACTAATACTTTGCGTAGAGAGACCTGTTGGATTTAAATATACATTGATTGCCGATGAAATATTTGCAGTGCCATAGACATAGACTGTTGATACGCTACTTATATTATAAGTATTGCCACCACCACCACCGCCACCCCCACCACCTTGGCCAATTACACTTGAAAGAGATGAAATTGCTGTCGGAAGTATACTTACAAACGAACTAAGTTCATATATGGAAGAGATGTTAAGTGGATCAATAAATGCTGCTTCGCCGTATTGACCTGTTGTTAAAACTAAATTTGGTTGTACAGGCACATTAGAACCAGGCGACGCAGCAAATATACGTCGCAAAGTTATAATATCTGTGTCATATGTTTTGTGTTGGCTCATATTGCCACCCCCTACCTAGAAGAGAGGAATAGAATAGAATTTATAAGAAAACAAACTCATGAACCAGAATAATATGATATAGGTAAATAATATTGATTATTTCCATTTTTAATTACGATAAACCATACAGTAGAATTTGTGGGAAGTGAAAATGCACTATTTGTTTGCTGGGCTATTTGAAAAGCAACATTCGCACCTGCTTTAATTTGTTTAGTTCCAGTTCCTGCTTTTAAAATTGTTAAAACAGCATTTGAAGATGTTATATTTGATACATAAGGCAACTGAAAATAAGTACCCGTTGTTAAACGACTGATTGAACTTGAAATCGTTAATGGAGTCTCCATTGATGGACTAATTGATGTGATAGAGGCATTAATTGAAGTTCCAATAATATAATATCTACTATTAGAATATGTAAGTATTACTCCACCAACTGCTCCACTTGGTAAGGGAAATGAAAAATATTTATAAACATTTCCATCATTTGTCGATAAAGTTTCTAAACCTGAGCCAGATGGAAAATAGATACTAAATGTTACAGATCCCCCAGAACTATTTGTTATAAATATATATTTTAAATAAGAATATGACATAGAATGAATTATGATATCAGCAAGACTACTCATATCATTTATATAATTATATTGAAATGAGGTTGTTTCAGTAGATTCAGTAGCCGCTGGATTTGGTAGAAGGGCTGCGGAACTTGGTGTTAGAGTTCCAAGATATCTATTAAGAATCCACCAGTTTGTCCCATCTGAAACAAGTGTAACTGTATTTCGAGTTGAACTCAGTGTTAACGCACCTGCGGTGCCTTCAATTACACTATCAAATGTAAGTGAAGTTGTATTTAGTTTTGTAACTAAAGGGGGAATAGAAGGAGTTACAAATAAATATGGGATTATGCGAAATGTGCAAGGTGATGTTACAGTAAGTATTTTAAAATGAAATAAAGACCCCTTACACGTTCCAACAGGAGGAAGTATAATGCTTTTATAATTATTGATTGTAATAACATTAACAGGTTTTGTTAGAAAAATATTATTTGAGTCGCCAATTGTCATAACCTTTGTTATAATTGATGTCTCAATAGGTGTTGTCTCTAGAGTATATCTAATTTTATGAGTAGATTCAGTTGCTTGAAGAAAAAAAAGCAAATTATCTGCTTCTACTCTACTAAAATCTGCAAAACCAGAGCCAGCACCTCCACTTTGAGAAAAAGTCCAGGTTAAGTATTTAGAGTCTAGAAGAGTTCCATTAAGATAATATGTAAAATTAGGAGTTAAAGGCTCAAAGCCTGAATAATCATACGTAAAATCCGCCCTTATAATAGTATTATCTAATTGATAAAGTGAAACAAAAAAAGATGTAAATTCAAAACTTTGAACACCACTATAATAGGTGTATGCTGCTGAACCCACAAAGTTTCCAGCAGGATATTCAACTTGATAAGTATTGCCTTGACCATTAATATATAAATTAGGATACATAAGTTCCGAAAATGTAAGTGTAAGTGTAAAGTTACTTGTATAATTACCAGATGCGGGATTTTGAGTAGTTGGTGGCGCAGGACTATATGTAGTTCCACCAGCATATAATATATATGTAAATAGTGAAGCATCTGCAGTCTGACCAGATGTTACAACTACATCCGCAGTAAGTGTTATAGTTCCTGAAACTACTGCGTATGATGTAAAAGTAACAGATTGTACCGCACCCATCTAGTGTAGGTTTACAATGTTTGAAAGGAGAGGGAGAGATTTCCGTACTGGTCAAAAAGAATGGGTGTATTATTTACAAAAATGGAGGAGAAATTTAGACGACCTGTTTCATTTGATAAACTACTAAATTCCATGCCATTAAGGAGATAACTAGTGCTTACAATATTTGCAAGATTAGCCGTTGAGATAAGATTTACTAAATTGGCTGTACTTGTAAGGTCAGCAAGATTGGCAGTTGAGACCAAGTTGGCTAGATTGGCAGTTGAGACCAAGTTGGCTAGATTGGCAGTTGAGACCAAGTTGGCTAGATTGGCAGTTGAGACTAAATTGGCTAGATTTGCAGTTGAGACTAAGTTGACAAGATTGGCCGTTGACACTAACTTAGCAAGATTGGCTGTACTAACTAATCCTGATAAACTAGGAATACTTGAAATATAGCCAGAAGTACCTAGACCAATTACAGTAGATCCAATTTGAGTGGCCAAGTAGGTAGTACTCACTAAATTGGCGAGATTGGCCGTTGAGACCAAGTTGGCTAGATTCGCTGTGCTTACAAAACCCCCAAGGCTAGGAATACTTGAAATATAGCCAGCCGTTCCAAGACCAATTACAGTAGAGGCGACTTGTGTTGCCAAGTAACTAGTACTTATAAGATTTGCTAAGTTGGCAGTTGAGATATATCCAGCCAGATTTGCAGTACTGACAACACCTCCAATTGAAACATTTGCAACACTTGAAATATATCCTGCTGTTCCAAGGCCAATTACAGTAGAGGCTAGTTGACTAGCCAAATAGGAAGTACTTACTAAACCAGCCAAGTTCGCTGTACTCACGTGATTGGCAAGATTTGCTGTGCTTATAAATCCACTTAAACTAGGCAATGCTGCTCCATTAATTGTAACAACACCTGTTCCGCCAGGAGGAGAAATCGTTATATTTGTACCTCCAAGAATTTGTGTGACAGCACCACCACCTCCACCGCCTCCTGATAGAGAATTATTATTCAATAAAAGAGTACCTGAACTAACAATTAGTTGATTTGCAAAGCCTGTATATCCAAAGCCTATCGTTGTATCAATCAACATAACACTCGATGTAAATACTGTACCTGTACTAATGATACGAGTTTGTAGAAAGTTAGGAATTGTTGATAGATATCCAATCGTTCCAAGGCCAATCACAGTAGAGCCAAGTTGAGTAGCCAAATATGAAGTACTAACTAAACCAGTCAAGTTCGCAGTACTCACCAATCCTCCAGGAAGTGTCGCAACAGCAGTTGAAATATATCCAGCCGTTCCAAGGCCAATTACTGTAGATGCGAGTTGACTTGCAAAATAAGAAGTGCTAACTAAACTAACCAGATTTGCCGTCGAGACCAAACCAACCAGATTTGCCGTCGAGACTAAGCCAGCCAGATTAGCCGTTGAGACTAAATTAGCCAGATTTGCAGTACTGACCAATCCTCCAGGAAGTGTTGCAACAGCACTTGATAGATATCCAGCCGTTCCAAGGCCAATGACTGTGGAAGCGAGTTGAGTAGCCAAATAAGAAGTACTCACAAAACTGGCTAAATTTGCAGTACTTACTAATCCTCCAAGAGTAGGTACAGATGCACCATTAATCGTAACAACACCTGTTCCACCTGGAGGAGAGATTGTTATATTTGCACCTCCTACAATCTGTGTCACGGCACCTCCACCCCCCCCACCACCCGAAAG